TATCTATGCTGGTCTTGTGTTGCCCATTGTTGCACAACGCGGCGGCTAAACGATCCAGGTCGCCACGGGCCCGCCTCGTCAACTCAGCGTCTTCAATGTAAGGAGCGTAGAAAACGTTCTCAGGCAGAATCAAATCAGCAATGATGGGGTTCACCAATCGTAAATCGGAATGGCACAGCACGACGATTTCTTCGTTTCTGAGTTTCCCCAGGTAAACGATGAAGGGTGTGTAGACGTAACTGTTGTGTTTCTGCCAAGCCTCTTTCGCATCCCAACCGGTCAATGAGCAAGCGCGTTGCCGAAGTTTCTTACGTTCCTCATCATCCACGAGAAGATCATCGACATCAACAAACTCGAACTTCGATTTCTTCGAAGATTGTCTAAAAGATGATTTGCCATACAACGCTGGCATAACGTACAAAAATACGTTCTTCAACGCGCAGGCTCGCGGAGCGGTGGTAGGAGTTAAAACTGGTTTAGCTGCGGATGGCTTGGCCCCAAGGGCAATGGTTGGTTTCCATTCTACCTTCTCGCTTGAACTCACTTTACTCTCCAAAGAGACTGTCTTGTGCAACGGCCTAGAATCATGAGGCATGTTGTCAAAATTGCGCTTTGATTTAGAAACCTTTGGCTCGGCTACATTAGGAGGTTTGATGCTGAGACCACCAGCTACGACGTCGCTGGATTTTTGATTTTGGTTCTTGGGCTTCGGAATGTGCTTGGGCCCGTCCTTTGGCAAAGGGACTGAAGGAAGATTGCGCTTGTCGATGCTAGGATCCTTCTTCGAACCAAAGTCTTTAACCACGGGAGATTTGCTAGTACAACCGTCTAGTTGCTTCAGAGCATCGTCAAGCGAGCCAGCCTTCGGCGTGGTTTGACGTTTCTTCCGATGGTTAATGGATTCTTTGTGCCGCCTAGCTCGCTCTGCTTGGCTGACGGACTTAGCGCCGGCGGCTCCTTTATCGCCGTCGGTCTTAACATCGTCGGAATTAGTCCATGACCCTTGGTTTCCATTGAGTTGTTCGTCGCTCTCGAATTCTTCGACATAATACACCTCGGATCGCCAGATCAACCACCCATCCAACAATGAGCCTTCATCTCCTTCCACAAACACGTCTTCGTAAGGCCTAAATTCCGCACACGTGTTATCAATTTTGGCACATAAAGCGCCATGGGTACTGTTTTCGCAATCATCCAGTTCAGACGATCGCAGGCTTTCGTCGCTACGTACCCTGAGGGATGCGACGTGCCTTTTATCAATGTAGACTTGTGTGCAACAAAGTCTACCCACCCTTACATTCTTCCCTCTAGAATGGCAGGTTTTGATCTCCGGTCCTCCAACCGGCGGTCCCTAACCGGAACCAGGTTCTGGCACCACTGCCATGCCGTTCAACACAGTTATCCTCACTTCGGCGGTGTAATACGCGGCGTACGCACCCACTGAAACCATTGGTTCGAGCCTGAAATATCCCGCCGTGTCACTATCAGCAACCAACAAATCGGTAATCGACACATACCTATTGGCCTGGCCTGCATTCGGTCCGAC